GAATATAAACGGTGCCGACTCCCTCAATGAGATGACCCTCTATCGGCGGCCGCGCCCGCAAGACCAATATCGTCTCGGCGCTTGCCTCATTGTCTTGCCCCAACGGTTGCATCTCTTGTTCTGACATGATACGTCCTTTCCTTCCCCCCAGTTGCCCCAATCAACTTATGAAGTGCCACAGAGGCAACCAGAGGCCTTCTGAGGCCACTCCTTGAGCTAAATCTGCACATAACTGCCGTTTAGCTCCCCGGCGTGAACGTCCACTTGGTTTCAGGAGTTATCTCGATGTCATATTGCGACTCGCCCGTTAGCGTGTGGCAAACGTTGCTCACCCCTGAGATATACCCGTTGCCGGACCAGGTACTGCCATCGTCATCGGTGTGGGTCCAGTTCTCCTTCGTCCTGGCCAGGAGCTTGGTCCTGCAGGCGGTAAGAACGGTCTTATCTTCAAGAAGAGTAGCTGTCATTGGCCCTTCTACCACGGCCCCTGGAGAACTTGTCGCGATGCGGTCGACGTCGCCGGCGCTGGCGGCAGCGATCATGCCAAGTTTGAGCCCGCCGAGGGTGACATCGACCAGGGGCGTTAATGCCCCGGTAACTGCGCCAACGAGTGTCCCGCCATACAAGGTTATTCCCATTTCATTCTCCTTTAATTTGTAACTTGTACAAAATCAATGTATCACTACGTAAGGGTTGGCCCACTGGACGGCGTAGAGGACCTCGATCGTTATTAGAATGCCGGTTTCGGGGACATCGGTCGCCTCGGTCGCAACGATATCCAGAAACTTGGCATAATTGCCGCACCTTGGGTCCTCGCATAGTTTCTTTATCACATCCGCACAGACCTGATTAAGCTTGGTATCTATGCACTCGGCGGCATCATCAGACTGAAGGATGACGATCCAGATAAAATACTTCTGCCTGACCGCTCGCGGCTCGCGCCCCGTCGCGGCATTCACCGGGGCCTTGTCCTGCTCGCTGGCGCCCTGCAATATATAAGCGGTTAAGTCGGCAAGCGGTTGATCAACCAGCAAGAAGCGTTTTGCCCGCGTTGCTATCAGCGTATAGTTGTAGCCATTGGCCACCGTAATGCCGGCTATCGCATGCTCAAGAAAGGCGCCGATCTGCTCTGTGATGGGCAAACTCATGCCCTTTTCCCCGCCAATATCAGATAAATCTGGTCGTTAATGTTCGGGACCAATTTTTCAGCGACCTCTTTTTCACATCCGGCAGCCAGACCGCCAACGTTGAAATACGCTTCTGCCAGGGAGGGACCCACCACTGCCAGGATAGGCAAGCGCGGCACGAGCTTGACACCTTCTGAAATTTCACCGGCCCGGATTCTCCCCTTGAAACCGCCACCTACCGGCGCGCGGATAAAAATTCCCATGTGCCCAGTAGGCATCGTTGCCTTGAAGGCATGGGGGATCAAAGCTCGCAATCCCATGGCCAGAGGCGGCGCCCAGGTGATGCCGGCGGCAGTTTGCCTCGCCCCGAACCCAAGCAACGGTATGCCTCCCGTGCCGATATTTATGCGAGAGAGCCAACGTTGGTACGTTGCCCTGGGTGCTATCGTCAATCGCGCCTTAATATCCCGGTCCCTTAATCTCATCCGCTCGCGCAACCGGCGGCTGATCAGGGTACGTCCCTGGTCGGCGGTGCGGTTAATGCCTCGCGAGACGACCTTCGGCAGGGCATTGGCCGTCGCTCCAAGTCTGCGCTCGAATTCCCGCAGTTCCTCATCTTCAATCTTGATTTGAACCGCTTCCGTCATTGCAACTCCATTGTCAACCAGCCGCCGTTCTGCGTCAGTATCCGCGTGATGCGCATCCACTTGGCCATTAGACCGGGACGCGGCGCTATCAGCACCAGGTCGCCGCCAGTATCTATCTCGGAACTTGCGATGCCCTTGCTGGCATCGTTGATCACGGAGAGTTGAGGGGTCGGATAGCGCGCACGCGTTTTGCCATCCTTCGGCTCCTCATTGCGATACCTGCAATGGGCCGAAATGATACGATCCGACAAGGCATCATCGCCCTTGCGATAGGTCACGGTGGCATTAGTCAATTGACCGATGACGGCCGCTCCCATATCCTGGATGACTTCATCGAAATTCAGGCTCATCTTATGCGTGGCTCAATGTGGCATGTGCTGCATACTGCCAACGGCCATAGCCAACGGCCCTACGCGCGTACGGAAGAATGAGCATCTGACCATTCTTCTTCCACTCTTCGCTTCCCTCACCGATGATCTGCAGGTCGAGATCCATTTCGTCCTGACGAATCAAGGGTTTCAACGGAGCATCGGTTCGGAAGACCAAAAAATTGACTGTATAGGTCAGGAGGGGATTGGCCTCTATCGACACACTGAATCCGCCCTTTGCCTGCGCCGAAACGAGTGGATTGGTCCCATCAGCAACGAGAGGGTTGTAAATGGCCGGCGCCAGGAACTGCCAGAGGAGCGGGCTCGTCATGACGAGAAACTCCCGTCCGCCACTATTCATTGGCTTACCCTGATCATCAAGATAGCCCATCATGTAACCGATGACGCCGAGAATCGCCTTGGCGCCTTCGGAGGGTGTAGGAGCCGCTGCCACGGCCACATTAAGGGCAGCCACCTGGGCGGCCGCCAATAGGTTAAGCTGTGTTCCGCTTTTGCCCTCACTGTGGTCCGTATCGAAGAAGACGTGGCCATCATAGCAATTACCCAATGCTGAGCCGGTGCCCGCGAGCAGCAGTGCACTCAGCAGTTCCATCCAGTGAGCCCCGCAACGGGCGGCGAACTCGTCAACCAGCAAATCAACCTGTCCCGTCTTGTCGCGCTCGATAAGCTTGCGGGGGATACCCAGGCCTGCCCTGTATTCGCGGTTGCGTATCTGGTAGAAGAATTCACGCAGCTTCTCGATGTGATACTCGCCCTTCACTTCCGATAGTCCCGGAGGAGTTCCCAACCAGGCATAATCCTCGACTTCCTCGTTGCTGTCGAATTTGATACTCGCCCGGTCGATCCATGTCGTACCCTCGTAAAGTTCCAGTTTGGAACGGTAACGGCCTTCTACGCCTTTCTCAGTGATATATCTTGGCATTTTTAATTTCTCCTTAATATGTCTTAATATGCGGGCAAAAGAAAACGGCAAGTAAGTGAGTAGGCACCTACTTGCCGTTTCTTTTCTTGCGTCACCACCTGCCGGCGGCGAACCCGGAACAAAGATTCCAGTTATGCGGCCTTGGCCTTGAGTATTTCGACCACCAAGGACCTCAACTCGCACTCATTGTCGGCATGGGCGGCACTGAAGGTCGCCGACATTTTGACTGGCACACTACCAGACAAATTCTCTGATTCTCCGGCCGCCGTCGCTTGACCGAACGCTGCCGGCACTTTTGTGCCCGGCACACCCAGAACTCCGATACCCTGCCAGATCAGCTTGCCACTGGCGCCAATCACTGCGACAGTCACGTTCACGTCAACAACACCGCGGTCATTATCGGCAATAACGACCGCTCCAGAATTCCAGACCACCTCAGTACCAACATAGAGTTTCAGTGTCAGTGTGTTGGTGCTATTTTGGTCCTCGACCCAGACATCGCCGCGGATGTGTATTACATCCCCGGCTTCAAGGGAGGCACCATCTAAGACAACGCTTTTGTCAAAGTCGGTTTCGCTGGCCGTATTCTCCACGCTGGTGGCTCCAGCAATATTTGAATAGGCCAAAAAGCCTAACTTCAGACCACCGGTATCAAACTCGACTATCGCCGTATTGGTTGTTACGTACCTCACGACCGTACCAACGTAGCTATTACCGGTGGCGGTAAAAGTGAGCGTATCATCGGCGCTGGCGTAAACGAGACGTTTCACATCCGTTATCAGCACACCACTTAGAGTCACCTTGAGCCGGTATTTGCCGGTCAGATGCTCCACGGTCCGATCGCCGCCGCTCGGATTGACCACGTATTCGAGTGAATGGCCCCGGAATTTGTCGCCGGCCACGAGGCCTCGAACATATCCGGAACTATCGCCCAGCATTGCTCCTTCGTAGATCGTGGCCGCCGATAGGATGGGACTTTCCGAGTGCTTGTCAATCACTTCGGTCAATACTGTATCTGCTGTTAATGCCATCGTTTATCTCCTTAATAGGTTCTTTCTTTTGCGAAGCGCAAACATACCTTTAGACTTTTTGCCTTTTGAGCCAGTCCACGGCTGCCTGGGCACGAATACGATCACCACCACCCGATGAACGAAGGAGGTAATTCTCAACCGCCTTTATCGAGGTCTCCTCACCGCAGGGCAGGATAACGGGCAGTTTCAGATCGGCTTTGCCCGTTAATGAACGATAGGTGCGGAGCACTGCTTCGGCAAAGGGATCATCAACGGCCAGGGTAAAACCACCCACTATTTCTCTAATTTCCACGATTGCTTGCACCTTGTTGGCGGCCCCCGTTTCTTTTTTTGCCACATCAATTCCTTTCTTTCGACTGGTCTTTTCAGTCGGTTTTGAGTTCAGTGGTTCGACTGTCCTTTACTTCTTTCTGACGTTATGGCGAACGTATGCCAGATAAGAGCCAACATCACCATACTCGTCCTGGACCTGCTGGGTCTGGGCGAAGTGCTCCTCGAGCTGTTTGTCCGTCGCCGTCGCCTCGGCAAATGTCGTCGTCGATGCCGGACCGCCCTGCGTAAACTCCTGTATCGCAGGATCGACCTTCGCCTGTCGTGCCTTGACGAGGTCCTCGCCCAATTGCTTGTTCGCTGCCTGAAGTTTGTCGGCACGCATCTTATATGCCTGCTCGACCGTCTTGCCTTCGGCAAAACACGCAACCAAAAGCTCACAGTCACCACCGCAAGCAACCTGCACGTCTTTGAAAAGGTTCAACCGGTTCAGCGCACCTTCAGTCAATCCTTCCAGTTTGCCGGTGCTGAAAATCTCGCCGTATAGGTCCGGCCATTGTTCGGCAAACGTTGCCACTGTCATCTCATCATCTTTTGCCATTATTTGGTTCTCCTTAATCATAAATGCAATTTCTTTATTCTCCATTTCACTGTAGACCGCTGCCTTCGTTTTCGCATCCGCCCCCAAAACACATATACTTATCTCCCGTATCAAGGCCTTCCTGAAAATCGTGCCAGGCCCTTTGAACTTCAGTCCGTTGACCTCGATTGTCTCATCGGATTTCACATTTTCAACAAGAATAGGGGGCATAAACATGCTCGCCTGCATCGGAAAGCCTTCCACAATATCTTTCCGTGCAGCTTGCGCCTTATCATTACTCAGAAATTCACCCTGGACCGCCACCTTGTCTGTGATCACTTGATCTATAGTGAACCCAATCCGCAAATCGGTCAGATGTTCCTGAAGGATTGGCGTTCGTGATTTTGCGAACTTAAGGCCTTGAAGATCGAAGATCACATTTCCCCAAAACCAGTGGTTTTGAATAATCCCACCAGAATATGCGATTATGTGAAAAGTTCCATTGCCTTCGGTTGTATCCTCTTTGGACGCAAAGTTCATGTCCGAAGTATCCTGGAAAATGCAAGCCCTTGATGGTGCAATATTTTTACCGGCAAATTCCGATACAACATCCGACTCCGAATGTTTGCTTTCCTCTTTTCCGGATGCCGGTTCAAAACTTCCATGATGGTCTTTGCAATGCGACCGAGCTTCGGCGGCCGACCACCCATTTTTCAAAGGATAACGGTACGCTTGTTCTTTAGAGCCACTTTCACCCTTTTTTGTCGCAAAAAGAACGCGATATTTCTTACCCTTATGTTCCCGTTCTTCGCTGCCGACAACTTTCCATACCTTGGGGTCAAGTAATCGGC